ATCTAAATTATTAGGTGGATCTTTAGTAGACACTGTCGGTAAAGTTATTGACAGTGTCCACACTTCAGAAGAAGAAAAAGGTCAAATCAAAATAAAACTTCAACAATTAGAAAACGAGATTAACTCTAAGCAAATGGATATCAACTTAGCTGACGCTAAGTCCACTGCCACAGGTATCGGTGGTATCATGCAGCGATCGTGGAGGCCCCTCATCGGGATGTCCTGTGCGTTAGCTATATTTTGGGAGTATGTCTTAAAACAATTTTTAGTATTTATATTGGCAGCATTTAGTGTAGATCATGCACCTTTACCTGAACTTGACATGTCGACTTTATTTCCACTCGTCACAGCTTTACTCGGAATGGCGGGGCTTCGCAGCTTCGAAAAATCTAAGAAAATTACGAAATAGTGGAACAGTTTGACTACAAGGTAAAAAAACTTATTCAACAAAAAATTGAAGATCAAAAAGAAAATTTGTTGAGTAGAAGTCTGAGTTCTTATGAGCAGTATCAATATGAACTTGGAAAATTACATGCTTTAGAGCATTTATTAATAGACTATCAAGAACTAAAAAAAAAGGTGATAGAAGAATGAGTAAACTAATAGTACCAAGTTATTTAAAAAATAACGACAGTAAAAAGGAAGAAAAAAAGAAAGATAAAGAACCTGCTATGGAAAGAGTTCCTCAAGCGACAGGTTGGAGAATGGTAATTCTACCTTATAAAGGCGTAGAAAAAACAAAGGGTGGTTTATTACTTACTGATAAAGCCATCGAGGAACAACAACTCACTACTAATGTGGGTTTAATTTTAAGTATGGGTTCTGATGCTTATGCTGATAAGAATAAATTTCCTAATGGACCTTGGTGTAAAAAAGGCGATTGGGTAGTATTTGCTAAATATGCTGGCTCTAGAGTCAAAATTGAAGGTGGAGAAATACGTATTCTTAATGACGATGAGATATTAGCAAAGTTGAAAGATCCAAAAGACGTACTAACTATCTATTAAGGAGATAAAAATGACTGAAGAAAAAATGGTAGACCTTGACACTACAGGAGAGGGTCAAGAGGTTGAGCTTCAAGAAGAAGAAAAATCTACTGAAGAAAATAAAGTCGAAGAAAAAGTAGAAGATTCTTCCGAAGATAAAAAAGAAGTTTCAAGTGAAGAAAGCTCAGGTGATGATTCTAAAGAAGATGGTTTAGATAAGTATTCTAAAAATGTTCAAAGAAGAATTAAGAAGCTTTTAGACAGAGTAGAGAAGACAGAACAAAGAGAACAAGAAGCTCTTCGTTTTGCTGAAACTGCTAAAAAAAAATATGAAGAGTACGAGAAAAAAATTAAATCTCTTGATGAGAATTATATTTCAGAATATGAAACAAGAGTTCAATCTCAAATAGAACAAGCAAAAAAATCTTATCAAGACGCTCTTTACAATAACGATGTCAATGCTCAAGTTGATGCTCAAAGAGCTTTAACGAGATTAGCGATTGAAGAAGAAAGAGCAATTGTCTCTAAACAACAAAGAGAACAGCTTTTAAAACAACAAGAAGGTTTGATGGCAGAAAAACCTAAAACGGAACAACCTGTTCAAAGACAACCTGATCCCAGAGCTGAACAATGGGCAGAAGAAAATTCATGGTTTGGAAAAGATGAAGCTATGACTTTTACAGCTTTAGCTCATCATAAAAATCTTTTAAAAGAAGGTTTTGATCCAAAGAGTGATGAGTATTATTTGGAAATAAACTCTTATATGAAGGAACAATTTCCTAATAAATTTACTTCTAAAGAAGAAGAAGTAAAAGAAACAAAAGAAAAAGCTCCTCAAACGGTTGCTGGAGCTTCTAGAACGTCAAAATCAAGTGGTTCTAAAAAAGTAAGGCTAACTCCTAGTCAAGTAGCAATTGCGAAAAAATTAGGTGTACCCCTTGAAGAATACGCAAAATATGTATAGATTGGAGATAATATGGTAAATAAAACGTCAAGATCTAATGAGACTAGGGAAAAAACAGCTCGTAAAAAAGGTTGGACTAGACCCTCTTCATTAGACGCACCCCCAGCACCTGAAGGTTTTAAACACAGATGGATAAGGGAATCAGTCAGAGGATTTGATGATACAAAAAACATCATGGGAAAATTACGAGAAGGTTGGGAATTAGTCCGAGCCGACGAGTATCCTGATTGGCAACTTCCTACTATTGATGATGGAAAACACGCTGGTGTAATAGGGGTAGGTGGGTTACTGTTAGCTCGTATGCCAGTAGAAACTGTTGAAGAGAGAAACTCTTACTACAAAAACTTAACCGAGAGCCAAAAAGAGGCTGTCGACAGTGATCTACTGAAGATTGAGGATCCTCGGATGCCGATCAGTAAACCCCAAAGACAAACCAAAGTAACTTTTGGTTCAGGAAACAAGTCGTAATCGGCACGGTTTGTTAAACGACCAATACTAACAACGTATTACAAAGGAGTAATATTATGGCAAATCAACAAGGCAACTTTGGATTTCGTCCAGTGCTAATGATGGGTTCTGCATATCAGGGCCAAGGTCAACAACAGATGACTATCGCTAGCAACGAAACGAATTCCATTTTTATGGGAGATCCTGTCGTGCTAAACGCAAACGGATCAATCTCTCGTGGGTCCTCTGCTGGTGCTGAGATTGTTGGTGTTTTCAATGGTTGTTTCTATACAGACCCAACTTCACAAAAACCAACTTTTTCAAACCACTATCCAGGGGCAATTGTAGCTGCTGATATCGTTGCAAACGTAATCAGTGACCCAGACGTAGTGTTTGAAGTCAAATGTGACGATGCAAACGCTGGACGAGCGCAAGTCGGTTCAACTGCTAATATCGCAACTTATGCAGCAGGATCTACCAAATCAGGTATTTCAGGCGTATCAATTGACGGTAGTACATTTGCAACTAGCAACGCTTCAAACTTCGCTGTTTATGATCTTTCAACAGATCCTGACAACAGTGACTATACTGCTGCTAACGCTAACATTCTTGTTAGAATTAACAAACATCAGTATAGAGATACCACAGGAATCTAAACTATGGCTATATCTAGAAGTCAACTCGTTAAAGAGTTAGAACCAGGTCTAAACGCACTGTTTGGCTTGGAGTACGCAAGATATGAAAACGAACACGCAGAAATCTTTGATAACGAATCTTCAGACAGAGCGTTTGAAGAGGAAGTAATGCTTTCTGGTTTCGGTTCAGCACCTACTAAAGCAGAGGGCGCTGGCATATCTTATGACACAGCGGTCGAAGCATACACTTCACGTTACACACACGAAACAATTGCATTTGGTTTTGCAATAACAGAAGAGGCTATCGAAGATAATCTTTATGATCAGCTTTCCTCTCGTTATACAAAAGCTCTTGCAAGATCAATGGCAAACACAAAGCAGGTAAAAGGCGCTGATGTTTTAAACAACGCTTTTGCAGCAGGTGGAGCAGCAGGATCTAATCCTGGTGGTGACGGTGTATCTTTAATCAATACACAACACCCATTGGCACAAGGTGGTCTTTTAACAAACAGATTAGCAACTGATGCTGATTTGAATGAAACATCACTTGAGCAGTCATTAATTGACATTGCTGCATTCGTGGATGAGCGTGGTCTTAAAATATCTACTCAAGGTAGAAAACTTATAATTCCAAAAGAATTACAGTTTACTGCTGATAGATTAATGGCTTCTGCTAACAGAACAGGCACTGCTGATAATGATATCAACGCAATCAGAAACATGGGAATGATTCCTGAAGGTTATGTAGTGAACCACTTCTTAACTGACGTGAACGCATTCTTCATTAAAACTGATGCACCTAATGGTCTAAAGCATTTCACAAGAACTGCTCTTTCCACAAATATGGAAGGCGACTTTGATACAGGTAACGTAAGATATAAAGCTAGAGAGAGATACTCATTTGGTTTCTCAGATCCTAGAGGTATTTTCGGAACTTCAGGCGCATAATAAATAATTAACTTAATAAGAAGGGCGTATGTCTTTGACTGCGCCCTTTTTTTATGTCAAAATATAACTTTATTAACCCTATGACCCTTCGGGGACTATTAACAAAAGGAGATAGACATGGGAACAACTACATTTTCGGGTCCAGTAAAAGCTGGAACGATTAAAGATACAACAGGAATTATTATTGGCTCAGATGTCAAGAATACAGGTTTTGTTGTAATGGGACAATCAGCACTTGCTGATATTATTGGTGCTTCTCACTTAAACCAAGTTATAGCAACAATTCCTGCAAACTCACAAATCACTGATGTGATATTGAATGTAACAACAGTAAATAATGATGGCGGTGCTGCAACTATTTCAGTAGGAACAGTAGCGGATGCTGATGCTTTTATTGCAACTGCAAGTGTTAAAGCCTTAGGTACTACTTATGGTACTCTTGACACAGAGGCTTCCAACGTTGGCACAACTGATATTCAAGTTTTAGCTGATTTTACAGGAGCTAATGGTGATGGCACAACTGGTGCTGCAAC